GCCAAGGACTTCGAGCGCACCCTCGAAAGCGCCATCGCCTGGATGCTGGTCGCCCACATCCGACGCCTCACCCGGCGCCTCGCGCGGGCGTGATCCGGGAGGCGCCCTTTCGAGTCAGACTCTGAGCGACGCGGTTGGCGGCTGGGTGGCCGAGACCGCGACGCGCGACGCGACCGACGCTTCGACGCTCGACCTGCTCGAGTTCCCGACCGCCGAGCTCTACGCGATGCCCGCGGCGACCCAGACCCTGCTCGACGACTCCTTCATCAACCTCGACGAGTGGCTTGCCGAGGAGATCGAGGAGTTATTCGCGGTCGAGGAGGGGACGGCGTTCGTTTCCGGAAACGGGACCAACAAGCCCAAGGGCTTCCTCGCCTACGACAAGGTCGCCAACGCGAGCGCCGTGTGGGGCGAGATCGGCTACATCGCAACCGGCGCGGCCGGCGCCTTTCCGGCCTCGACCCCGACCGACAAGCTGATCGACCTCGTCTACACGCCCAAGGCCGCCGTGCGCGCCAACGGGCGCTTCGTGATGAACAAGTCGACCGTCTCTGCGGTGCGGAAGTTCAAGGACGCCGACGGCAACTACATCTGGCAGGCCTCGCACCAAGCGGGCGAGCCGGCCACGCTGCTCGGCTATCCCGTGACCGAGGCGGAGGACATGCCGAACGTCGGCGCCGACGCCTTTGCGATCGCCTTCGGCGACTTCCGCAAGGGCTACCTGGTCGTCGATCGGGCGGGGGTGCGCGTGCTGCGCGATCCCTATTCCGCCAAGCCGCACGTGCTCTTCTACACGACGAAGCGGGTCGGCGGAGGCGTTCAGGACTTCGACGCCATCAAGCTGCTGAAGTTCGCCGCCAGCTGACGCGCTCTTACGAGCGACCGACCTCGAAGGGGCCGTGCTGCATTACGCAGGCGGCCCCTTCGCCATTTCGAGGTTCTGAATGTCGATCGAAATCGTGACGCCGCCCGCGACCGAGCCGGTCTCGGTCGAGGAGGCGAAGGCGCGCCTGCGCGTGGATCACGCGGCCGATGACGCCGTCATCGGATCGCTCATCGCGGCGGCCAGAGAGCGTGTCGAGGATCTCATCGGCCGCGCTCTGATCACGCGCCGCGTCCGCGAGCGTCGCGACGACTGGGCCGACGGCGGCAGGCTCGCCGCCCACGGCAGCCAGTTCCGCCTGGGCGTCGGTCCAGTTTCGCAGGTCCATCACGTCAAGGTCTACGACGCGGACGATGACGAGACGACCTTCGACGCGGACAATTACTACGCCGACACGGCGTCGGTCCCCGGACGCCTTGCGCTGCGCGGCGGCGCCTCCTGGCCGATCCCAGGACGCGACGCCAACGGCGTCGAGATCGAATACGACGCCGGCTACGGCGCAAGCCCATCGAGTGTCCCTCGCGCGCTCGTCGAGGGGGTGCACCTGCTTGTCGCCGACGCCTACGAGCACCGCGTGCCCGCCGAGCGCGTCCGCGAGGTCGCCCTCCCGCTCGCGGTTCAAGGGCTGCTCGCGCCCTTTGCGAGACTGCGGCTGTGATCAGCGACGTCTCCAAGCGCGTCGCGCTCGAGCGCCCCGAGCGCGAGCTCGATGACGGCGGCGGCGTGACGATCACCTGGACCCAGGTGGCCGTCGTCTGGGCGAGCATTCGCTCCGCCGCGACCTCCGAGTCAGCCGCCGGCGACGATCTGACCGCGCGCACCGCTCACGAGCTGCGGCTCCGGTGGCGCGACGACGTGCGTCCGGGCTGGCGCGTGATCCACGAGAGCCGCGCACTGCGCATCCGTTCCGCGATCGATCGCGACGGCGCGAAGCGTTGGCTGCATCTCGACTGTGAGGAGGAGCTGCGGTGAGCGGGCCGGAATGGGCGCTTCAGACCGCGGTGCGCGCCGCGCTCGGCGCCGACGCGGGGGTCCAGGTCTGGCTTGGCGATCCCGTCCGCGTCTATGACGAGCCGCCGAACGACCCGGTGTTCCCCTATCTTACCTACGGACGATCCGAGGCGCGACCCTACGACGGAGACGCCGAGACCGTGGTCGAGCAGGTCCTGCATCTGCACCTGTGGTCGCGGTACGGCGGTCGGAAAGAGGCCAAGGAGGCCGCCGCGGCGGTCCGGGCGGCGCTGCAGGACGCGGCGATCACGTCGGACGGGTTTCGCCACACCAACTTGAGATCAACGTACACGGACATCTTCCGGGTCGGCGATGGGCGCACGACGCAGGCGATCATACGTCTGCGCGCCCTGACCGAGCCCGAGTCCGCCTGAGGATGGGATCGACATGACAGCGCAACACGGCAAGGACCTGCTTCTCAAGCTCGGCGACGGTGGCGCGCCGGAGGCGTTCACCACGGTCGCCGGCCTTCGGGCGAAGACCATCTCCCTCAACGCGCGGAGCGTTGACGCGACCGACTCCGAGAGCCCGAACGCGTGGCGCGAGCTCATGCCAGGCGCCGGCGTCAAGTCGGCGTCGCTGTCGGGCGCGGGGCTGTTCAAGGACGCCGCCTCCGACGCCGCGGTCCGACAGGCGTTCTTTCAACAGTCAACGGACAATTGGCAAATCGTCGTCCCTGACTTCGGCGTGCTCGAAGGGCCCTTCCTGATCGCCTCGCTCGAGTACTCGGGCCGCTTCGACGGCGAGGCGCAGTACGCCATCACGCTCGCGTCCGCCGGCGAGCTCACCTTCGCGGCGCTCTAGTGACGCCGATCGGCGTCAACGGGGCGCGCGGTGAAGTGGCCGCGATCCTGGGCGGCGAACCCGTAAGGCTGTGCCTCACGCTCGGCGCCCTCGCAGAGATCGAAACCGCGCTCGGCGTCGGCGACGACCTGCGCCTGGCGGACGGCTTGAAATCCGTGACCGCCCGCGATGTGGCCGCGATCCTCGTCGCGGCGCTCCGGGGAGGCGGGCATGACGAACGCGACGCGGCGCGGCTCGCGGCGCGCGCCACGCCCGATGAGGCGGCAAACGCCGTCGCCGAAGTCTTCGCAGCGGCCGCGCGAGAGTGACCGAGCCGAACCGCTGGGCCCGGTCCCTCGCGGCCGCGGCCAAGCTAGGCATTCCGCCGCTCGATTTCTGGCGGCTGAGCGTCATCGAGTGGCGAGCGCTCGGATCGATTGCGGGATCGTCGCCCCTGTCGCGCGGGCAGCTCGACGCCCTGATGCGCGTCTATCCTGATCGGTGAGTAGTCCATGGCAGAAGATCGCAGAAGCCTCGGCGCCTTCGAGGAGCAGACCTCGCGCGCCGGCGACGCCTTGTCGGACCTGGCGGAGGAGCGCGCCGTCGAGGCGGCCGCCACCATCGAGGAGGCGTTCGCCCGGGCCGGCGCCTCGATCGAGCGGTCGCTGACAGCGGCCGCGCGCACCGGTGAGAACGTGTTCGATACGATGGCGCGCAAGGTGCTGTCCTCGCTCGCGGATCTGGCCATCGATAAGATCGTCGCGGGTCCGCTCGCGCAGATCGTGGAGGGCGCGCTCGGCGGCGTTCCGTTCGCTCGTCCCCGCGCCGACGGCGGGCCTGTGCTACCCGGCGGCGCCTACTTGGTGGGGGAGCGCGGCCCGGAGCTGTTTGTCCCGGCGAGCGCCGGCGCGATCGATCCGAGCCCGGCGGCCGCCGTGGCGGTTCACTTCCACATCTCGGGCGGCGGCGACGCCGACGCGTTGCGCCGTTCGCAAGGCCAGATCGCCACGCTCGTCGCCCGCGCCGTCGCGCGCGGCCGGTCCAGGCTCTAGGCGATGGCCGCGTTTCACGAAGTCCTGTTTCCACTGTCCCTGGCGTTCGGCGCCACGGGCGGACCGGAGCGACGCACCGAGATTGTCACGCTCGCCAATGGCCGCGAAGAGCGCAACAGCCCTTGGGCGGCCTCGCGACGCCGCTGGAATGCGGGTGTGGGCGTCCGTTCGCTCGACGATCTGCACCTGCTCATTTTGTTTTTCGAAGCGCGCCGTGCGCGCCTGCACGGATTCCGCTGGCGCGATCCGATCGACTGGAAGTCGTGCGCGCCCTCCGCCGCGCCTGGTCCGCTGGATCAGCAGATCGGCGTTGGCGACGGGGCTGTCACCGCGTTCCAGCTCGTCAAGCGCTATGAAAGTGGCGGGGAGGGCGTGGATCGCACCATCGTCAAGCCGATCGACGCGACCGTTCGGGTCGCGATCGACGGCGACGAACAGACGTCGGGCGTCGACTTTGCGGTCGACCTCACGACCGGCCTCGTCACGCTCGCGTCGCCACCCGCCGAGACTTCGCTCATTACCGCGGGATTCGAGTTCGACACGCCCGTGCGATTCGACGTCGACCGTCTCGATGTGAGCCGAGAGGCCTTCGGCGCCGGCGCCGTCCCGGACGCCCCGGTGGTCGAGATCCTGCTCTGATGCGAACGCTGCCGCCCGCTCTCGCCGCCCAACTCGATAGCGGCGTGACGACCCTGTGCTGGTGCTGGCGCGTCGCGCGCGTGGACGGAGCCGTGCTCGGCTTCACCGACCACGACCGCGAACTCACCTTCGACGGCGTGGACTACGCACGCGCCTCGGCGCAGGCGTCCGGCGCTCTCGAGAGCGAAGCGGGGCTCGCCGGTGGGACCACATCCGTCGTCGGCGTCCTCGACGACGCGGGGATCACGTCCGAGGACGTCTCGAAGGGTCTCTACGAAGGCGTGCGGGTTCAATTGTTTCGCGTCGACTGGGCGGATCCGTCGTCTCGCGTCTTGATGTGGACGGGCCTCATCGGCGAGGTCACGCGGGGTGAGCTCGGGTTCGAGGCCGAGCTTCGCGGGCTTCAGTCCACTCTTGAGCGCGGCGTCGGCCGGATTTTCGCTCGACGCTGCGACGCCGCTCTTGGCGACGCGCGCTGCACGGTCGATCTCGATCATCCGGACTTTCGCGCGAGCGGCGCCGTGAGCGCAATGCTCGACGCGCGCACATTTCGCACGACTGACCTTGGCGCATACGCGGACGGCTGGTTCGCCCGCGGCGTGCTGCTCTGGACCGGCGGCGCGAACGAAGGCGCCCGCGCCGAAGTGGAGGCCCACCGCGCCGGAGCGAGCGCCGCGACCTTGGAGCTCCTCGCGCCGCCCACTGCGGCGATCGCGCCAGGCGACGCCTTCACGGTCGATGCCGGGTGCGACAAGCGATGGGCGACCTGCAAGGCCAAGTTCGCCAACACGGTCAACTATCGCGGCTTCCCGATGATCCCCGGCGATGACTGGCTGCAGGCCGGACCGCGTTCCGGTGACCGCAACGACGGCGGTTCTCTGTGGACGGATCGGGACGCCTGATCCGGCCGAGCGTGTCGAGGGGCGAGATTGTCTCCGCGGCGCGCGCCTGGATCGACACGCCCTATCGCCATCAGGCGAGCGAGAAGGGCGTCGGCGCCGACTGCCTGGGTCTGGTGCGCGGCGTGTGGCGCGAGCTCTACGGCGAGGAGCCGGAGGCGACGCCGCCCTATACGCCGGACTGGGCGGAGCGCGGCGGCGCGGAGCTGTTGCGCGACACGGCGCGCCGTCACCTCGTTGAGCGGCCGCCAGAGTCTACGCGCCCCGGCGACATCCTTCTGTTCCGGATCCGGACCGGCGCGCCCGCCAAGCACGCCGCGATCCTCGCCGAGCCCGCCAGGATCGTTCATGCCTACTGGGGCCGCGCCGTCACGGAGACCGCCTTGAGCCCGTGGTGGTCCCGCCGGCTCGCCGCCGCCTTTTCTTTTCCTAACGTGATCGACTGATGGCCAGCCTCGTCCTCAACGTCGCCCAGGCAGCGCTTCAGGCCGTCGCCGCGCGCGCGATCGGCTCCCTGTTCGCCGACGATGTCGAAGGGCCTCGGCTTCACGCTCTGCACGTCATGTCCTCGACCGAGGGCTCGGGCGTTCCGATCGTCTTCGGACGCGCCCGGATCGCCGGCCAGCTCATCTGGGCGGCGCGCTTCACCGAGACCGCCGCGACATCGAGCGCCGGCGGCAAGGGTGGCGGACCCACGCGAACCGATTATCAGTATTCGGCGAGCTTCGCCGTCGGCCTCTGCGAAGGCGAGATCGACGGCCTCGGGCGCATCTGGGCCGACGGACGGCTCCTCGATCTCTCCGGCGTCACGTTTCGGCTTCACAAGGGCTCGGAAGCCCAGGCGCCCGATCCTCTGATCGAGGCGATCGAAGGGGTCGGCGATCCTCCGGCGTTTCGCGGCACGGCCTACGTTGTGTTCGAGGACTTGCCGCTCGAGGCGTTCGGTAATCGAATCCCTCAGCTGTCCTTCGAGCTGTTTCGCTCGCCTCGATCGTTCGCCGGCGAGCCGCGCCTCGAGGAGCTCGTTCGCGGCGTCACGCTGATCCCGGCGTCGGGCGAATTCGTCTACGCCACGACCCGCGTCGCGACAGACCTGGGCTACGGCAGGGAGCGCTCGGAGAACGCGCTCAACTCACGCGGTGTCGCGAACATCGAGGCCGCGCTCGACGACCTTGAATCGCGCTTGCCGAACTGCCGGTCCGTGATGCTTGTGATCGCCTGGTTCGGCGACGATCTCCGCAGCGCGAGCTGCCAGATCCGGCCGGGCGTGGAGACGCTCGACAAGTTCACGAAACCGTACGCCTGGAAGGTCAACGGTCTCGCGCGCTTGGACGCCTATCTCGTCTCGACGACGGACGGTCGGCCGACCTACGGCGGCACACCGAGCGACGCCGCCGTCCTCGAAGCGATCGCGGCGATCAAGGCGCGCGGTCTCGCCGTCGGCGTCTACCCGTTCATCTTGATGGACGTTCCGCCGGGCAATGCGCTCGCCGACCCCTACGGGGACGCAGAACAGGCGGCCTTTCCCTGGCGCGGCCGCATCACCTGCTATCCGGCCGCGGGACAGCCCGGCTCCCCGGACAAGACCACCGCGGCAGGCGACCAAGTGCGCGCCTTTTTCGGCACATGCGATCCCGGCGACTTCACGCCCGCGGACGCGACAGTTAGCTACTCCGGCCCGGCCGAATGGTCGTTCCGACGATTCATCTTGCACTATGCGCGGCTCGCCGCGATGGCGGGCGGCGTCGACGCGTTCCTGATCGGCTCCGAGCTTCGGGGCTTGACGAGCGTGCGCCAGAGCGCGTCGAGCTATCCGGCGACGGACGAGCTGTGCGCGCTCGCATCGGACGTTCGCTCGATCCTCGGATCGTCCGTGAAGATCTCTTACGCCGCGGACTGGTCGGAGTACTTCGGCCACCAGCCCCAGGACGGCACGGGAGATGTCTACTTCAACCTCGACAACCTTTGGGCCGATCCCGACGTGGATTTCGTCGGGATCGATTGGTACACGCCGCTCTCGGACTGGCGCGACGGCGAGAGCCACGCCGATCGCGCGATCGCGAGCTCGACTTACGACCGCAGCTATCTCGCATCGAACGTCGAGGGCGGGGAGGGCTACGACTGGTGGTACCCCGACGCCTCCGCGCGCGACGCCCAAGACCGCTCGCCGATTGCGGACGGCGCAGGCAAGCCCTGGGTGTTCCGCTACAAGGACCTGCGATCCTGGTGGGGCGAGCAGCACTTTGACCGGCCGGCCGGCGTCGAAAGTGGGACGCCGACCGCCTGGACCCCGGAGTCCAAGCCCATCTGGTTCGTCGAGGTCGGCGTGCCGGCAGTCGACAAGGGCTCGAACCAGCCAAACGTGTTCGTGGACCCGAAGAGCTCCGAGAGCCACCTGCCGTACTATTCGTCCGGCGCGCGCGACGATCTCATTCAGCGCCGCGCGCTCGAGGCCGTGCTCGATTATTGGCGGCCGGCCGCCGGCGCGAACCCCACCTCCAGCGTCTATGGCGAGCCCATGCTCGACATGGACAATGCGCATGCGTGGACCTGGGACGCCCGTCCGTTCCCGGACTTTCCCGCGCGCCAAGAGATCTGGGCGGACGGTGCGAACTGGCGCCTCGGCCACTGGCTGACCGGACGAGTGGGCCTCTCGCCGCTGTCGCTCGTCGTCGACGACATCGCCGGCCGCGCCGGCGAGACGGTCGATGCGGCTGCACTCGAGGGCTTGGTCTCGGGTTTCGTGATCGATCGACCGATGAGCGCCCGCGCGGCCTTGGAGCCTCTCGCGCGCGTGTTCGACTTTACCGCCGTGGAGCGCGACGGCGTGCTGTCCTTTCTCCCGCGCGAAGGCGCTTCGGGCGTCGAAGTCGAGCTTGATCGAGTTGTGCTTGACGAAACGGCGCGCCGCCTCGTGCGCGTCACCGACGATGCGTCCGCACGCTCCCACGAGGCTCGGCTTAGCTACCTCGACGAAGTGCGCGACTATCGCGCCGCGACCGTCGCCGCCCGCGACGCGTTCGGCGGCGCCTCTCGCGTCATCGAGCTCGCGACGCCGATCGTGCTCGATCAGCGCGCCGCGCTTGCCTGTGCGCGCAGTTGGATCGCAGACGCCAAAACGGGCGGCGAGGGCCTGCGGCTCCGACTGCCTCCCTCCGCGCTCGCGCTCGAGGCAGGCGACATGGTGCTGGTCGAAGGCCGAGCCTATCGCATCGAGCGGATCGAGGAAGGCGAACGGCGCGAGCTGTCGCTCCGCGCCGCCTCGTCGGCCGTCCGAATGGTGGTGGCGGGCTCGGACGCCGGTGCTGCAACGCCGGCATTGGCACAGCCGGCGACGCCGTTCGGCGTCGTGCTCGACATACCGCTCGCCCCTGGTGAGACCGCGCGCGGCGGTCCCAAGGTCGCCGTCGCGGCGGACCCCTGGCCGGGGCAGGTCGTGATCGGCGCCGGCGCCGATGCCGCAACTGTCTCCGAGCGCGCGCGCGCGGTGCACCCTTCCGCGGTGGGTGAGCTGCTGTGGGACTTCTACGCCGGTCCGGTCGGGCGCTGGGACGAGGGCAACTATGTCCAGATCAAGCTGGTCGGGCCTCCAGCCCAATCGGCGTCGAAGCTCGATGTTCTCAACGGGGCGAACGCGCTTGCGGTCGAAGGAGCCGGCGGCGAGTGGGAGGTGATCCAGTTTCGCGAGGCCGAGCTCGTCGCGCCCGATACCTACGAGATTCGAGGCCTGCTGCGCGGACTTTTGGGCACGGAACCGGGACAGTCCGACCCTGTGGCCGCTGGCGCGCGGGTCGTTGCGCTCGGAAGCGCGGCCGCGCCGGCTCCCCTGGCGGCGCACGAACGCGGGGTTCCGCTCGAGTGGCGCTTTCCCCCGATCGGACGACCGTTCGGCGACGAGACGGCGGGCGCGGCGGCGGCGATCTATGGTGGACGCGACCTTCGTCCGCTGCGCCCCGTGCATTTGAACGCGTCCCGCGTCGGTGGCGACGTCGTGTTCGTTTGGAAGAGACGCACGCGGGTGGGGGGGGGACGATTGGACGAGCCCTGA